ATTCTCATCTATTTCAACTCTATACATTATTCACCCATCAACTCCTTTAGGAACTCATCTACCGCTTTTTTGTCTTGCTTCTTTTGTTTTTCTTGCGCTTTGACGGCCTGGACTTTAGTACGTTTTTCTTTTGCTTTATCTTTATTGGCTGTGTTGTATACAGCCTGTCGGCAGGCATTAGAGCAGTATCTTGCATCAGCTCTGCTGCTCTCTGGAATATCGTTCTCGCAACCATCTCGTTGGCACAAACTATGGTCACGTTCTCGCCTAGTAGTAGTGCCCTTGCGAGAGTGGTATGCTTCAAGTTTGCACGTATTGGAACAGTATTTTGCATCTACTCGTTTCCCATCTAGAGGATTTTCACAATTTGGACCTTGACAGGAATCCCGCATGGATAAAGGCTTTGTCATGCTAACGGAACCATAACCGTTCTGTAGCCGTCTGTCAAGGGGTGGGTACTCATCTAGGCTACCCCCGTTTGACAGATACAAGCCGTCTTTCTATCCGTCTCAACAGCCCTGATGGTGCCCCGCTGAGTGAGCCGAGGCACCATGTTCAGATTTAGCATCGATTCACTCTTTGTATGAATCCGCTGGATAGTTTTCTTTGTTAGGACCGATAGTTGTGCCATTCCACTCATAGGCATCCCACGGTTCCAGACCGTCTGACATATCAGAAGGCTTAAGCTGCGGAATGTCAGGAGTCTCATTTCGACCACCAAGACACAAACCATTATCTTGATAAACGATGCCTTTCTTATCAACGTAGAAACCATCTGAACGTAGCGTACAATTGATGTGAACATTGAACTTACAGTTCTGACCACGTGAACCCATGTTATACGATCTTGGTGCATATCCAGAATCCCACGGATTCGACGGCGGCGGCTCAACAGGAGGCGGATCTTTTGGGTCTTGAGCAAATGCTCTTAGACCAAGTTCTGCCGCAACCTGTGCAATCTTAGAACTTGGTGTGGTGGGGTTTGTGCCAGCACGCGCTTTCTTTACTTTATTCTTGTCTGCATCATTTACTGTCTTGACGTAACATTCACTTGTAGTAAGCTTGTCGAAGCATTCTTTGTCTGACAGTCTTTTCATTATCGTGTCCTTGCGTAGAGAGCCAATCTAGTCTTTGTAGGTTCTACTACCGCGAATCTCTCTAACGTATATTTCTGTCCTAAGTGATCCTCAGAATACCATTCTCCATCTTCCCAGTAATAAGCATATCCTCCGTCCAAAACTTCTAATGGACTCTTACACTTCTGGAGATAATCATATACACCAACTGCATCTGGAACGAACCAGTAAGGTGTAATGAAATTTGAAGCTCTAAGCTTTACTCCACCGGATTCCACAATGTATGCCATTGACTCATCTTCAACTGGATCACACAATTCTAGAGCGTGGAATCTCTTATCTCCAGTCTGCTCACAACGCATGACATAAGGGTCCATCATCATTTCGGCAAGTTCGTGCGTCAGTGTAACTTGCCAATCGTAACCATACTCCAGATCAGTTTTTGCGAAAACATACGAAATCGGACGACCACCATCTGTTACATCATGGTAGCCTAATGCGCCTGCTTGATCCGAATCATCAGCGATGACAATTTGCCATGCTGTAGGAACTTTAGGCCTTCCAAAAAGAATACCTGGTTGCATCGATCCCCAATATGAACGAATCTGTCGAGTATAGAGAAGCAATGGAGCATGTGTTGCTTCAATTTCCTCATTAGATAAAACTGTACTTTCATTAATGATGTAAATATTCATGCACTAGCTCCAATCTCACAGTTCATAGAATTCATCCAGTACCAAAGTTCACCGACTCTACCAAACAGGACAATCTTGTTAGGATGCATACCCATTAATCTACCAGGATCGCCTGTTGACATTACAACGACTTTTCCTCCACCTTTCACACTTACACCATCACGAAAGATTTTGGTATCCGGCATGTCCCATTGCGTAGCATCTCTAAGTCGTTGAATAAGGAAGTTCATATGTTCTCTATGATCCGTAATTACAAGACAAAGGTAATTTGGATCATCTGCTTCATAAGCTTCCATCACTAATTTAACTAGATCGAGAAGTTCACGTTCATGTGGTAGTGTTGGCCTTGTTTGATATTGACTCATGGTGCTACCAACTCCACTTCTTCGACTTCTCCCCAGGAAGAATCACTGATGGAGATATCTGCTTTGAATGGGATATCTTCCCAACCAAGCTTTTCGATTGGTTGCTTCTCCATGACTTCTTTCATCAAATGCATTACCTCCTTTGCATCTTCCTTTGGCACGTCAGCGATGATTGAGTCATAGACCGTGTTTACGATTGGCACATCGAGAGCGTTTAACTCGACTACTGCGGCTAGCGTGAATTCCGACGCAGTTGACTGAGGCAAGAAGTTAACACCTTCTCGCAACGTATCCTGTAGATTTTCGTCCGTGATAAGGTGAAATCTTCTCTTGCGTCCGAACGGGTTGACAAGGTATTGTTGCTTGAAGATGACACGATGCGTTTCCTCAATCCACTTTTTAACGTCCGGGAACTTTTTAAACCAGTTGTCAATATACGCTTGAGCCTCGGCTTGCTCCATATGATACATCTGCGAGAAAGCGAAAGCAGACTGTCCATAACAGACGCCGAAGTTGATGTTCTTTGATTTGACGTATTGGTCCTTTGTGTAATCCTTACCATAGAACGCAGTTGCAGTTTCGACGTGGAGCGATCTATTCGTATCTCGATAAATTGCTCCAAGTTCTTTATCCCCACTAAGCTTAGTGATGACTCTAAGCTCTGCCTGCGAATAGTCGCCTTGTACGATAACACAACCATCAGATGGTGTAAATAGTGTTCTAATTGCAGGGACGATATTCTTTCCAGTTCGGGTAATGTTGAGGAAGTTAGGCTTTCGACTTGAAGGCCGTCCGGTAACTGTACCTGCTGGATTGAATGTGGTGTAGAGTTTTCCTTCAGCGGTGACAAATTTGATGAGTCCCTCAATGTAGGTCCCACGTTGTTTGTCGATTTCTGCCCATACATCATGTAGCTCCGCAAACTTTTTGAGGTCAGATTTGAATTTTGGTTTTGCGTCGTAACGATCTGCAAGAATTTCTACGCGCACCGGATCACTAAATGAACGTTCAAACTTTCGCTTTTTCGTAGACTTGAGTGAATGCGTCAATCCACAAGTATCGTAGGCAAACGCATTGACTTGTTTAGGTGAAGAAGGCTTGAAGAATTCAAGACCAACGATTTCAGCCATTTTCTTGGTAAGCTTCCTAAGTTCGGGAAGCACCAATTCCTCATTCAAATCGGCGGCTCTAACTGCATCGAATTTGAAACCTCGCAATTCGATATCTATAAGAGCATTCAGAAATGGAATCATATGATTCTTGTATAGATTCCACGTTTCATCATTAACCGCCCTCTCTGCAAGGAGAGGGAATAGTTGGAATGTAGCGGCGCAATCGTACCCATTGTATTGGTAGAACTCCATAACGTCCAGTGGGAGTTCCCCAGTTTCAAAGTAATTGTCGATTGCGTCGGTTTGATAATTTTTCCAGCCAAGCTGCGTTCTCGCTAAGAACTTTAATCCGTGAACTCCTTCGACTCTTTCATCCAGAACGTAAGACAGAGGGAAAGTATCGTCAACGATCCCTGTATGTACGTCGTTGAGCTTAAGTAGCTTAGTATCGTAAACACCATTGTGCCAAAGCCAATTCTTGTCGAGTTCATAGAGCTTCTTGAACTGACTCCAATTGTCCATAATCGCTCGGCGAGTGAGAACATGAGCTGAATTAGGTTCAATGCTAAAGCCTGCACATTCGATATGTGCGTTTCTACCCTCAAGGTCTGTAGCAATTGGTCCATCGAATGCTGCCAAGAGCTTAAGTATCTTTTCTGTTTTAGACGGCGTATCATAGACTGTCACTTCCGGGTAGACAACAGGCGGTGGTGGATTAAGAGCTAATTTGAAATCCTCCACCAAATAAGGGAAAGCATCAGAATCGTAGAGAACAACAGCGGGATTAGACGTTGCAATGACTCTCTTTCCCTCTTTCTCATGTTCGACACCTCTAGCCGACGTGATTGACTTCGACTTTGTGAAATACGAAACTGCCTCGACACCTGCGGCAATGACAGTTTCGATGTTTGCGATTTCTGATTCCAACCGTGGTCTACAGGCATTCAGGGCATCCTTCGGTGGGTCGTCTGTATAACACAGTACGAGATTAGTAGTGATGATATCTTCGCGGTTTACATCATTTGCGCGAAGCATGTAATTCAGAACCTCTCCTGATGGTCCTGAAAACGGTTTGCCGTTTGTTACGTCGT